GTCAGGACGGGTCTATAACCATGGCCCGAAGTTGTACCACTGTTGAACAGAAAAGCGGGAAAACCGCTTTTTCGTTACGGCCCGAAGTGAGTAAGAATTATTCTCTTCTTCGGTGGACGGATACCTAAGTCTAGCAACTAAAAGTGCCGGACTCTCTGTCTCCACAGTTTTAGCGTGGAAAGAAAAGGCCCAAAAGGAATATCCTTCTAAGCCGTTTCTTAGCCTCGAAGGGGTACACTCATCAAAATCAGAATGAATGCACCCTTCACCAGCAGATCTCTCTCCTTTCACCCTAAGGTGACGGGGCAAGAGATCGATGGTTGCTGAATGGCAGCCTTGTAGTTTTGCATCCCGACCGTAAAAAGAATTACGACGAGTGCTAAGCTCCAAGATGCTATTAGCAAGGCCAAAAATGCGGTACGCATTGGACAGAGCTTTCTTAAAGAAGTAGGGTTTAACGTCCAGTCCGTCAAAATAGTAAGAACCACAGCTTTCTCGGAAATATCCATCAGAAAAACTCTTTTGGGTATTCGTCTGAAAGCCTAGGAATTTACTAAAATCGACGAACAGCTGATAAGCTCCACTAGGAAGTGTAACATCATCTCCAAAAACAGAGACATCCGATGAATCTATGTCAAGGTATTCGCAACAAGCGAGTGCCGAAGCATAAAATATCAATGTTTCTAATTCGAAGGTGAACCCATTTCCCATAGATGAAAATTTATGGAAAGAATGGACTTCTTTGTTGAGCTCATAACGACGACTCCGACATATATCAAGTAGTTGGAACCACTGAGGTGGGAAAATCTCCTCAATGACTCTACTGCTGATAGTGTCACTGGCGGCTGAAAAATCAACAGTTGCAATGCTCGAATCGGAAGAACCTTTCCGAGCTTTACTTTGGTTGATTAGATCAATATCCAGATTGAGCCCGTTCCGCCTAAGTCTGCGCCGGATTGCAAGACCAATACCTTTTTGAAACCAGAGATTTAACCCTGGCTCAACGGCTATGGTCCTATCAGTCTTAGCATTCTTAGGAACAGTTATCACCTTGCTAAACTCGCGAAATTCAAGAGCTCCAAGCTTACCATCTCTAAACCAGAGAGGGTAGGCAAGAGGGAGAATGTCTTTCACAAGCTGGTACAGTGATGCTGTTATTTGGCGTTCCTCACGGAACTTTCTAACGGCTGAAGTATCTCTGCCTGAAATAAGGGTAGAGGCACCAGGGCCGAAAGAACCGTCATCAAGTAACCTGTCGAAATCAATCTCACCAAGAATCATAGCTATTTTACGAGTGGTTGCATTAAGCAACCAAACGTTAGGCCCCCGGAAAAGAGGGTCTAAAGCTAAGTTTCGAAAACGAGAATTGGTTTCACGACACGACTCCTCAGCTTTAATGAACGTGCTGAGGGCAACTTCTTTCTTGTTTATCGAGGTTTTTACAAACTCCGATTTACGTAGGAAGGAGATAGCCGTGAAGTCGTCGCGAAATTGAAACTTATCGTTGTATTGACGAGGATCAATTTCTTTCTTTACTAACTGATCAAACTCTTTGTTTTCGTATAAAAGAAAACATGAGAGACTGACCGGCGTATCGAGCGACTGATAGAACTCCTTGATTACTGCGTCTAACGCAGTAGACGATGGCCTGAAACGAGGTGCATCCTTAAGGCGTTTCGCCAATAAGGACCGTGTTGACTTAGTCATACATGCCCCTTTGTGTGAAGAACAGAAGACGAGAACTAGGTTTTCAACCTAGTAAACAGTTTCCTGAGTCTCAACCAGGGCGGTGGCGACAGCATTGGAAAGGAAATTCTTTGCAAAAGCGAGAATATCTTTCCTTTGCTGAAGCGTTGACCGCTCCGGGATGAAAAACGTCATGTCAGCTGTCATGTCGTAAGCTTTCGTCGGAGCCGGGGTAATCCCCGAGTACGTCGAAGAGTTTACGACCTCCAGCACCGGCATGACGATCTTCGCACGAACCTTGTAAAGACGTGAAGTCTTCGAAGGCGAAACAGAAGAGATGGAAATTACCGGGTAACCAACGGCAATTCCACCACTCCGATCCGCAAACGTCGACAACGTACCCACAAGGGTATTCGGAGCAAACGTATGCGCGACAGGCGTTCCCGCCCCGTCGTTCAACACGATGTTTGCAAATGCAGGCATTGTGCTTCCTTTCTTGAGGTTCCAACATGGGAATATTCCCAAATTGGGTGAGATGTAGCTAAGCTAACGTCTCGGTCTAGCGCTTGTCCAGCGTTGGACCATGAGGGCTAAGGACTCGGAGATATGGTAGGCACTGAGTGGACTTTTAAACACAGGGAATCGATTTTTAGGCATACCCGTGAGGATATCCCTAGTCTTCGTTTCGATGCGTTTATGGCTAACTCCAGTTCCACTATATCCGTTGTACACTGAGCCACCCTGTTCGTAGGGATTACCTACAAACTGGCGAGTTGCTGTATACTGATCAATTGTCGTCGTCGATTTCGTCCCACGAAGGAAAACTAAACCAGCAGTAGATGAAAAACTGTTGATATAGTTACCAATGGGAAGGAACCAATCGATAACAAAAGACCAGGGCAGCATCTCCCACGCTATCTCAGCTGGGTTGACTAAACCCAGCCCCTGGAGAGCATGGAGGGCCCCGTTATCAATCTTGAATTCAAGAAGATAGCGGATTTTAACTTCGGTCGTCAGGGCTATTGTATCTGTGTAATACGGTTTCCCGTTACTCAGACCAATAGTTATCTTCGAACCGGAGGAAGTACCCTTGCCTTGAGCACGAACGATAATACGTTGCTGACTTCCGTCGACAACGTACTTCGCTAATGCTTCCCCGGCACTAAAGGCATCAGCCAATAAAGGCTTCACGCCAAACATAAACGCAAGGTAATCGTCAGCTGCGTTACGCAACCGATGACCCTTCGGATATGTTAGCATGTGGACAATGTCTTTGACGAACTTCTTAGGACGGATTTTACTAATCCGCTTTACGATATCATCAAATAACGACAATGTCTGATGCCGCTCTGCAATCAAATTGCCTACGTGAACACTTTGTTCACCGGCACGTTCATACAGAGTGTTTAGAGCTCGAGTATCCGCAGAAGATATTGCAGAATTTCTGCTAGCAATATCAGGAACTGCGAAAAC